TGTATTGTGTGGTATTTATTCTATGGAATGCAATATTGATTATAAAAAAATAATTGAAGAATTTAACATTATATCTGCTATTTTAGACAAAAAAGAAAATATTAATGAAAAATCGAAATAAAAAAATAAATATATGTTATTTATAAATGCACTTTTGCAATAACTGTGGTAATATGTATTATGTTATGTTGGGTAAAAAGGATACCAATAGTTTAATTTATCATTGTAGAAAATGTGGAAATGAAAATGATACATTGATATCAGAATTAAAAAATTTATGTGTTTCAAAAACACATATTAAAAATAATACTAATAAACATTCTACGATTATTAATGAATATACTAAATTAGATCCTACTTTGCCAAGAACAAATAAGTTAGATTGTCCTAATGCTAATTGTCCGACAAACTCTGGTGGTGATGAAAGCAAAACTGATAAAAAAAGTAAAATAAAAAAAGAAATATTATTTTTAAGATATGATAATAGTAATATGAAATATATTTATTTATGTTGTAATTGTGATACATCATGGACGAATGAAAAATAAAATCGAAATCAATTTAAATTTAATTATATATAAATTATATATGAGTTCAATAAAATTAGATAAAGAAGATATTAATATTCCTGTTAAAGAAGACGACGATGATCTAGATTACAAAGATGATGATACACCTCCCCCATCTAATGATGAAGACGTTAAAGATACCGAAGAAGAAACTGAAGAAGAGACTGAAGAAGAAACAGATGACGATGAAAAAGATGATGGTGAAAATGCAAACGAAGAAAGCGACGATGATACTGATGACGAAGACGAAGATTTTAAAAAATTTGAACAAGATATAAAAAAAGATGTTTTATTAGATTTTCACCCACAGATCAAACAAATTTCTCATAAAGAAATGCTAACTTTGTGTAAAATTGTAAGAAATAAAGATGGTCATATAATTGACGATTTACATAGAACAATTCCGTTTTTAACTAAATTTGAAAAGGCAAGAATAATAGGATTAAGAGCAAAACAAATTAATAATGGTTGCGAACCTTTTATTGATGTTCCTCCTAACATGATAGAAGGATTAACTATTGCTGAAAAAGAATTAGAAGAAAAAAATATACCTTTTATAATAAGAAGACCTTTACCTAATGGTGCTAGTGAATATTGGAAAGTTAGTGATTTGGAAATGTTATAAATAATATTTATAATTTAATTATTATTTATTAATAAAACTTTTTTTAACGTTGTGGTCTTCCTTGAGATTTTGCCAACATAGAATATCTTTCTGATGCAGTTAATTGTTTTGAATTAGGAAATAGATTTGTTGTTAATCTAGATGGCATACCCGGGTGTGTTTGCATGGAACGTGCATATCCAGGTTGCATTTTACCGACATCAACGCAATTAGGCCCAATATCTTTATATAATTTTGGATTACTAGTAGTATTATTCCATCTACCTTGAGGAAAATGATTATTTTGACATACAAATGTAAATAAGTATTCACTGTCGTCTGAACGAACAATTGCTTGTTTCCATTGTATAACTGCTCTAACTTTGTATTTATAATTATTAAATCTTACAGTTGTGCTATCAAAATATTGACATCTATCTGAAGTTCCTATTACTTCATATACTTTGTCTCCAGATACAAATGCCTGTCTTAATATTTCATATGTTACATTTACTGTATATCTAGTTTTAGTTGGATCCGCAAAAGAATATACTGTATTCCCGTCTTCCTCAACTTCCCAATTTAAATATAAATCATTATCATTAATAATGTAATATGATAAATTAATGGGAGGTGTAATAGCTATTGTTCTTATAAAAATAGTTCCAATATTTTGAGCTCCAAATAATTCATTGTCTTTAACAGATAACCTCATATCAACCTGTCCTTGTATTCCATTACTATTTAATGTTATTTTACCACCCTGTGGTGTTCCATCTATATCACCAACTGAAAAAATACCAATGGACTCATATGTTAATTGATCTAATTCAATTTTACCATAACCATAAGATACAAAATTTTCTTGAGGATTAAAAGGATTTGTTCTATAATATACATCTGTTCTATCTGTAGGCAATTTAAGACTTACATATGAATTTGGTGTTCCTTGAGGATAAAATCTACTATATTCAGCTAATATAACTCCATTAACATTTCTTAATTCATATGCTTCGACATTATTAGCTGAAAAAAAACTTAATCGATGACCAAAATTACTTTCATCACTTGTATCAAATAAAAATACATCACCCTGTTTTCCTGTCATAATTTCTGAATACGTAAATGTTTGAACTTCTGTAGCTAAAGATGTTTTTTCTGTTATAACAAAACGATTATTTACCACTTTTACTACAAATTCAAAAGTAACAAAATCTGCTGTACTAGGAGTTACTACAGAATCCATTAATAAAGTTTCAGTAATATCTTCAAAACGTCTAGGTAATACTTGAACAATATTACTATAATTTAAATTATTTAAATCAAAAATATCTATTAACATGTAGTCATAATTAATGTATAAATTAGCAATATTAACTTGTATCGAATTAATATCCGACATACCTGTAAATTTTACATCTTGACTTACAACCGATGATTCAATTGTAAATTCATCAGCATCACCCTCATTCCCATAAGATAAAACTTCAAAAGACGGTGATTCTTTTTCTCCCAAAATAGTTATTTTTGGATAAACTACTCTTTCTGGTACTTTAATTAAATGTGGTGCTGGATTATCAAAATTAAAATATAACAAAGCATCTCCGATTTCATTAATAGTTCCTTCTGGTATTACATTTATATAAAAAGTTGTTATACCACCTAATTCAATGGTTGCAATAGGTTTCCCATAACTATTTACAACTTCAAATGTTAAAATCTTAATATCTATAGAATACAATGGTCCGTCTATACCGGTTCTAACATTCACAACATAATAAGATTTATCTTCAATAGTTTTAATACGTTCATTATACGTTCTATATAATAAATCTTCACGACTATCCATAATAAATTCTATTTTACCATCATTTACAGATGATAATGTTCTAAACCGCAATTGATGCATTCCTATATCACCCGCTGGTATATCAACTAACGATGTTGAATCCTCGCTATCTATATCCATTTCCAGTAATAAATATGTATATTGTTTTTGACTAACAACTCGTATTTTATCTAGAGGAACTATTAAAGGTTGAAAATAAATAATATCTATAGGCGCTGGAATATGACCTGTTACATAATAATAATGACTCATATACAATGGATTTCTAAAACGTTGTGTGGAATTATTAGATGGTTCCGAATCCCAAATATTACTTATATCAAAATATCCAAAATAAAATTCCCACACTAAATCTCCTCTATCAACAGAATATGGTAATATACCTGGGTCATTTATAGTAAAACAAGTTTCATCTAAATTCATTATTTGATTATCCCCCAATCCAACACTAGTTCCACCACGATTACTAGCTCTTATCGGATAAAATATATTTGTTCCACCATCTGATACTTTAAAATATATTATACGAAAACATACACTATCTGGTTCTCTAGGATCATCATCAGTTAATTGACCAATAAATTCTTTTATATAACTCTGATTAATGTGAGCATATTTAAATCGAAACATCTCGCGCGAATTCCAATCGGGATTATCTTCTTTATTAAAAATATTATATTCTTTTTTTATATAAGCTCTTGGTATCAATTCATTTTTATATTTTATTACTTTTAATCTAAAAGTAGAATTTCTTTTCCATTCTGTAATTACATCTTCCCATGTTTTACCTAGTTGATTAACATAATAATCTTGAAGTGATAAAGGTGGTTCCCATGACATTTTAATATCGACACAACTTATATCTACACCAACCCCATGACTTTCATCGTAAGAATTTAACATATATATTATTTATTATATAATTAATTAATTAATAATTATATAATCTTATTGAAATTTATAAAATAGAACAATCATTATTTGTATTATTATTTCGTAAATTCATAAATGAATAATCGGGACAAACCGAATTATCTGCTAATTTAAAAACAACATTTGTATTTCCTGTTTGTCTTACATATCTTATAGCTCTAGGATCTTTTGCTAATGGTCTTCCTCTCAATCTCTTTGCATATCTGAAATTTTCTAATATTATTTTATTTCTCATAGTCGCATTTAATGCTTCTTGTGTTTTTGTTATTTTGCTTTCATTTTCAGGACAACTACAATCTCCATCAGTTAATACAACAATTGTAGGTGGGTCTGGTGGTTTCAAAGTAAATAATGTCTCGTAATTATATCTCGCAATCTTATCATATTCCTGAATTAATCTCTCCCCATTTGAAGCTTCTACTATATTCCATGTATAATTTCTATAATACGGGTCAATAGAAATATCTGAATTATAACTTGGTAAAGTATTACGTCTTATTTCAAAACTCCAACGACATATATACGGAATTGAACCCTGATTAAGTAAATGTTGATCCGAATATGGTAATTGACCGTTCCCATTTTTAATTAATTCGTTATGAGAAAAATATACACACGAAGCGTCTGATATCTTTGTTAAATCATCAATTATAAATGTTTTCGCCACCGCTTTTGTTTTTTTAAAACCTTTATCTTGTTCTCTATCTATAATATTAATTACTCCTCTCATGGTATGGTGAAATTCACAATTATAATATAATTTATCAATATTACCTGTAATTTCTAGTTCCATCTTACCAAATTGAATACCATTATTTACAATACCATTATTATATTGATTTGTCGAACCAGTGGATAATTCTGTCTTTATCCAAAAAGGATGTCCGCTAACATCTAAATCAAAAATATATTTTTTATTTCTATATAATGTTATTGTTCCATTAATTATATCATCAATTAAATAATTACCGTTACCATTATGATTTATTTTATACTCATTTTTTTCATCATCTAATATTATTATTTCGTCATCATCGTCATAAACATCGTATAAATTCGAAGTTTTATCTACATAAACTACTGGAAATCCATAAATTCTTTGGTCATTCTCACCATAATAATCACTTGGTAGTTTCCATCCAGATGGGTCGTGTGTATTCTCTTTATGAGGTGACCATAAATAATATGTTATTTCCAAACCAGATACATCCTGTAACCCTTTTAATTGTGTAGTGATATTATTTTCTAAATTTATTAAGTCGCTTTCTGATATTTCAATTTTTAACATTTGATTAGTAGATGGATCTTCTATATAAGTAATTTCTGGTTTTTTTGGACTATACAAGATGGGAGGGACATTTATTTCAACAGCACTTACATCAAAAAAACCATAGTCGGGCATAGACTTTATATCTTCATCAAAATCAAAATTCGAAACATAATAATTCCATGCTAAAACCCATTTCCCAAATATTAAATCTGTTTCTGCTATTTTAAAAATATTATGAGGTATTTTTGGTAAAATATTTGTTAATTGAAATGGACTTGATGAAGTTACATTAAATGAAATATCATATACATCTTCCCATAAATTAAAATCTGCTATATCTTCTGGACCTGAATAATTTTGTGGTAATTTTTCAGAATTAGGATACCAAACATAAACCATATATTTTACTTCTGTTT